TACAAATCTACACTTTTTTTGTAATCTTGTAAAGTAGTAACTAGTGGGAATGGTACTCGAATCATATAATTATCCGGGATAACATATTCAATACTACCCGCTAATGGATTTGCTAATAATATTAACCAACCAAATAACGGTGAATTATAATATTCCTCAGAGAATTTATCTAATCTATCCCTATTACGTCTATATTGAATATACTTATCGGTAGATTTTATAGGTATTTCAATGCCTGGTACCATCTTGAAATTCCCTTCTTCTTCGAAGTATTGATATCTGTCAAAATATTGATTACCCATTTATTTTCCCCCTATAATAGTTTAGTGTGTCTGTTGTGTTATTTAAACTTGTTTTATTCACGCTTTTTAATTTTATTTTTTCAGGCTCGAGAAAATCATAAGTACTTACCACATCAATTTTGATTGGTTTATCGTTTCGTGGTTTTAATTTTTTCTTAATTATTGATCTAAAACTCTTATTTGCTGGTCGTTCAACCATAAAGTTATCTAATCTCTTACTTAGTTTATCTACTAAAGTATCTGAAAAATTTGAGCCATTTCTATATAAGTTTAATATTTTAGTTTTATCAGAAGATGAATTTAATAATATCGAAAGAAAGTTAGATAAATTATCTGAAGTTAAATCGTTATTTCCGGTGAATATGTAACTTGTTGTATCTAAATCTTCATAAAATAATGGCTCGGAGTCGACAATAAAGTCTATAACATCACTATATTTACTATATAAATCACTACCCGAATAACCAGAGAAGGTTACCCCAAGATATGAATTATCCTTTAAACTAACAACAGCTCCATCATGACTCGTTTCAATAATCAAATTTAATTTATCAAGTAATTTAATTACAGTATTTCTTTTATTTTCAACGGCATCTATATCAAATTTCTGACCCATTTCATCCACTATATCACTTATTCTATCCTGTAAATATATTTTTAACATTTCTTCAGACTTATCCTGTTTTTCAATAATTAATTCTTTATTAAATGAAAACATTGGGGTAATATTATTATAATTAATTGAGTCGACTATTTTCAATTTAAAATTTCTGCGTAAAACTTCAAAATCCACAGCTTTTGGATAATTACCTAACATGTCTATATCTTGTGTACCACCGCCAGTTTGAACTGTATAAGTATTTATTGTGCGATATTTTGGGTCTAAAAACATACTACATAATGTGGCGCCATATTTTGTTACAATATTATTATATTGCCCAACATATGCGTCATAAAAATTCTTAGTCTTACTATGTAACTTACTAACATTTTCTTTATAATCTAAACTTGTTAAAGGTGTGCCTGATGGGCGTTCATTTGGTGTGCCTATATATGCCCTTTCAGAAATTTTTTCCTAAGTTGAGATTGGTTCTTGAGATGTGGGGTTGGTTTTATTTTTACTATTTTCCACTAGACCAGCTAAAAATTCTTTATTATATTTTTCAATATCAGTTCCATCAATTGTAGTCTCTGTTGATATCGCTTTAGGGTCATACATTTCAGTATTTGCGTAGAAATTGGATGATAACGCGTTTTGTAACTTTTCAACAGGTTTACTCAATCCGTGTCCACCGATAAAATAAATTTGTAATGTTACATTTGCTATCATTGGTTGCACACCAATACCTTCTGGGTTTAAATCCCATAAATCGTTATCAAATTCAATATTAACATCTTTTATTGCTATTTTTGAATGATAAAAATCACCAATTCTCATAACACAAATTGGTGGAGGGCCAAATGTTGTATTCCTAGCATTTAAGTCACTAATATCCGATATTCCTTTAATTGGTAAAGTCTCTCCAGGTCTAATACATTGATGTAAGAACGTTAATCTTGAATTAAGCCCTTCGTGTCATCGAGTGGAATGAAGGGTGGAAATACTTTAATTTTTCCTTTAATGATGTAAATTGTAATGGAGATTCTTTTTCCAATTGTTGGAAATAATAACATTCTGATAATGTTTTCATTATAATTTTCTTCATCTCTTCAATCGGAGGTTGTTTTTGAACCGTTGGTTCTTCTCTAATACCGACCAACTCATGTATATCTTTTTCTGGATGTTCTTTTGGATCATCCGCACTACCAACCTCATAATCCAGGGTTAAAGAAGTCCCTCTACACCAAAAATTATTAGGTGCTGTTTCTTTCAAATCATCATCTTTTATGAGATAGTTATCAGTACAATCTATATTTTTAAACCCACTACCTTTTGAACCTTCGTCACCGACATTTTCAACATATTCAATTTTAAATACACCTTTACTCTCATGACCAAATTCAGATAGATTTATTGGACTAATATTTTCAAGTTTTGTTGTTTTTTGGTCACTCGGTGTTACCAAATTTATTTTTGACATAACTTGGTCGGCATTATTACCTACTGCAAGTTTATTTACAATATCTAAAATAACACTATAACTTCGTCTATATGATAAATTTAAATTGTATTTACTATCAGCTGGGGATGATGTACTTGAGAAGAGTCTGAGATACACATTTTTAACCGTCTTATCAACTAAACCCGATTTTACTTCCTCTAACTTAGTTGTTAATTCGCTATAAGTTGTATTTAATGAGGCAAAAGCATCTGCAATATCTGTATTAACTTTATCTGTCATAGTTAAGAAATCAGCGGTTGTTGGCCATGACTCTTTATCAATTTTAGTTAATGATTTATAATCATTTCTTTGTTCTGGCGACCAGTAACCTTGAGGGCCTGGGTAAATTGGGTCAACATATCCCGATTGAATACTAAGTAACCCATCATCCAATTTATTATAGTAATTATCTTCATACGATTTATAATCAGAATTAAGTTTACTATATGGCGTCGTTGTAACAAAATCGGTACTACCTGGCGTCGGAAAATCATTTTGAAAGAATACCGAAGTTTGGTACTTTCTCATTGTGTCACCATTCTTTGGTGTTACAAGTTCATCCGCTGGTCTGATAACTGTTTTATATCTTTTAACTGTTTCAGGGTCTTTATTACCATCTAAATACTTCTGTATTTTTTTAACATCCGACTTAGTTAATGTGTTATATTGTTGGATTAAAGAATAAAAATCAACATCTTGTGCTCCAGCAAAGAAAGCGTTGATGTAATTATCCGCCTCATCGTCAGGCATATTTTTAAATAGGTCTTTAACCATTAGATTTAAGATACTTGGATGATCGACAATAACTTTGAAACTTATTGAACCTGATCGTTGGGTATTTTTATATGTATACACAGGTTCGGGACGACCTAAAAAGTCGTTAGCTTCCCAATTGGCATTATTTTGTTCTTGAACTTTCAATCCGTATGGTGGAAACCACATAATTCTCCCACCATTACCACCTCTTTCACAATATGGTAACTCATTATAGGTAAACCCGGGTGTGTTCGATGATTTCCATGCTAAATTTTCAATTGAAAACATATATTTTTTTGCGTAGAATCCGTCGCCAGTTCCAAGTTGTTTTATGTTTGAAGACCCCGTTTTACCAAAATCTTTACCATTTGAATTTGGGTGTATATTTAAATTCCAAGCGTTTGTGTAAACACTACTATCAAATTTTCTTGATGTGGTAGTTTGTTTCATTGAATCTGAAAAATTCATATAAGAACGGTCTTTCGTCCATACTCTACAATATTCAGCGCCACTTTCTATTCCCGTGAATTTATCGGTATATTTTATTGCAGAACCTCTTGACATCATTTTACCATCTTCCCTGAATACTCTACTTGTTTGGTCAATAACATTAGCCACATGAGATCTTGACGCCCCACCTTCAGTAGGTAGTGTTTCTAGGATTTCTTGGGTTAAACCTAAGATTGAATCGGTTCTGAATCCGTATTTTGTTGATAAAGATTCTTCGAATAATGACGATCCACCTGCGAATTCTTCATTATGTTCCCCTAATTTATTTTTAGAACGAGAACTTAGCCATGTTAAATTCCCACCAATACCACCACCTTCAGCGATAATATTTGTTCGTTGAAATACTCTTGCTTGTACCTCATCAAATAATAAACTTAAATAGTAACTACTTTTCACCTGTCGGTCATTGAAGTCACTCATAGAGTCTTTAACATTAACACCTCGATCGTCACCAATATAAGCATTCAACTTCGGAGCTCCGAGTCCTAGTAATTTATTAACACTTGAACCTATTTTATCGGTAAACGCAAATATTTTTGATGTGTTTTGTGATCTCGCTGATGTCGTGTAATCAGGTCCATATTTTGAATATGATAAATTATCATATAGAGTAGACTTCTGTCTTTCCCCCATATATTCAAGAAATAAGTCTGACGGTTTTCTTGTTACAGTAGGTCTTCGTGTGATTCCTATCATAGAACCAATTGCACCTGTTAAATCTTGTATAAATTTTCCACTCTCACTTGTTGCATTTGGTCTCGCAATAATGGGATTTCTCGGGTTAGATAAATAATCCCCCGGAATCTCCGACCATGGAAATTCTACTCCTGCAACAGTTTGCATAAAATCAATACCTTGGCCTAATAAACCTTTAGCTACGGTAATTTTTGTATTCCCCTCAATTAACGGTTCTCTACCTGTGATTAAGTTAATTGCTGTTGAGGTATTACCCTCTAATGCGTCGAGAATTCTTACTCTACCCGATGTTGCGGTATATAAATTTTGTGATAATCTACCAAATAAAGGACCTTGGGGATTTTCACGAATATTCCATGCAGCAAATTTCATCATCTCTGATTCATTTGTATAATCTTCCCCATTCATAATACTAATAAAACCATGTTGTTGTTCGGTTTCAAAGTATGGGTATAAAGATAAATTAGCTTTACGCGGAATTGTTCTAAAGTCTTCTTTTACAAAATATTCTATTGGTTTAAATACATTTGAGGTCTGAGATTTGACTAATTCATTTGGACGAATTGTTTCAACATCACCAGGGTCAACATTTGACATATCTCTCGTTTTCTGAAGAGTATAATTGTCAGCGGTAAAATCTTGAGGCCCATTCGGCACTGTTAGAGTTTTCCCCAGTATAAAGTTCCTGAAATTTTTTGTATTGTCGAAATCTAAGTAGCTTGGCATTATTATCTTTTATTATAAATACCACATATATGATTTCTGATTATCTTTGAACTGGAATACTATATAAATAATCGAATATAGAATTAGAAACAAATCGAGAATCTCCCAACATCATAGCTTTAAGTGCGACAGTTACTTTATCAGTAGCGGTCATTGTAACTGTAAGTTCTTTTTTATCTACCTTATCGGTTGTTTCTGAAGTTATCACTTTTTCTTTTGTTTTTTCTGTTGTCTCAACGACATTAGGGTCAACTGTTTTATGAGAAGTTGGTGTTTTATGTTTCAGATTCATATTATATTCTGAATTCATATAATCATACATAATTTGTGTATCAATACCACCTGCAATACTATCAGCTAAAGACTTAGCTTCCATCGCGGCTTCTAATGGGTTATACCCAAGGACCGCGGCAACGTCATTACCCATCTTCCCTGTTTGAATTCTCATCGTCGCCGCCACAAAAGACACATCACGACTAATATTTTCAATAAACCCAACTTGACTCCTTGCAATTTCATTCATAGACAAAGATTCAAAATGTTTCTTTTCAAGTAATAATTTATCAGCTTGTTTTTGTGACATATTCTCTAACGCAATTTCCGTACCTTCAAACTGTTCTTGTAAACTTTTAGGGACTTCGATAACCATTTTACCATCTTTCATTTGTGATAAGTTAGTTAAAAACTCCCTATCCTCTTTCTTCATGGTTAATCCTTGTGACATTAAATCTGATGCGGCTTGAGTTCTTTCCATTGAAGCAACAGCGGTTGTTGTTAACTCCTTCATATTCATTCCAAGCTCCTTCGCCATTTCCTTAGCTCTTCTAAGATTAGCCCCCGTTACCTCAAACCTACCCTGTTCATTGTTATATGTAACTAAAGACTTAGACGCACCAATAATAGCGTCTTGTAGACCTTCCATATCGTTGGTAGCCATATACATCATCTTGAGTGGGTCATTTAAATCACCAATTGCACCACCGAGAACTTGCATGTTAGAAACTAATTCTAACGCCCCTTCTGGTGACCACACTTTTTCAGCTAATGATGATACGGAACTCATATTTAATCTAAATTCTATTGATTTCTGAACCATTCGGGATAAACCTTCAACACCATTTTCAAAACCATATTCATTTAACAAATATAGATTCTCGTTAAGTTCTTTAACTGTTCTTCTCGAATTTAACCCAATTATAACGCATCTTTTCCAGCTTTGTTTGTCGCCTGAGTCATATCATATATACCTAGAGACACTCGTTCAAAATCACCTGCCATAGCGGCATATTCACCCATGTCTTCAGCAAATATACTAGCTAATGCCATTTCTTCAATTGTTTCTCGACCAAGAAGTTTAAATTTACCTGATTCTGCAACTAAATTGGATACAGCGGATGATAATACATCGAAACTAATACCTAATCGGAGTGCATGTGGATATGCTTCTGTTATTTCTTCTCGGAAAGTAGCTGAGAGATCACCTAACATTCCCGTTTCTGAGTTGATTTTAACTAAAAGGTCATTCTGTTGTTGTAAATTTGTGACAATCCCTTCACCAAGCATCGAACCGAGGTCGGATAACATCATTGCGGGGGTTTTAAACGACCCATCGTTTTTATCAATAAGAGTTACCAATACATCGTTTAAGTCCATGAACTCATGTTCGGACATCCCTTTATTATCCTTGTATTGAGTTGATAACCCTTTCAATAACCACCCGCCAGGTTTGGTTGGTGAACCAGCGTAATTACCACTTCCTTTAGACCCAGAACTTTTTGAGTCTTTTTCAGGTTTGTAATCACCATCAGGATCTATAAATGAATAAAAAGTATACCATTTACCAGCCTCAGCATACGTATGACCATCAGCTACAAATTTTTCTGCGAACTCTGCAGATCCTCGTCTCGCTGCGGCAGCATAAACTTTCTCTTTTGGGGTTAATCCATCACTCATATTCTATAAATACCTTAGTCAGGGTTTTCTAGTTCTTGAATATGGTTAATAAAGTACCTTCTTATATAAATTGGCATAGAAATTATATCAGAGTATGAAAAACCTCTTCTAACTAAAAATAATATTTCATTTAATTGACCTTTTTTATACTCCGTAGAAAGGGCGAAAAAATTCCACCCCGAATCCGACGCTAGCACGAATAGTTTCCTTTGAGGGGGTTTCAATAGTTTGAGTTAAATCTAACCCGGGTTTATTGTCGAATACAAATTTTTGGAAATCTTGAGAATCTTTCAATGGCATATTATTATTAATGAACCCAAAAAGAGTCATAATATCTCTATTACCGTCAATTGATTTAATCATCATTTCAAGTTTTTTTGTTTTAATTGGAGGGATTCCATCCTCTTCTTTCCACGATTTCTCTATTTTATCAAGTTCATCTTCTTGTTTTTGGTTTAAAAACTTAAAAGTAATCTTTTTCTTACACTTTTCTAAAAAATATGGATATTCATCATTTGTGTCTGCGACCAAAGTGAAATCTTTTATTTTTATTGACGACAAATCGATTACTGTATCAAATTCTTCCTTAGTTTTCGGGTCGACAGCAGTCATTTTATATTCCGTACCAAAAGCGGTGTTTCGTAAAAAGATTAAGATGGCTTCTCGGTCTTCTTGAACTATATCTTCAGCTTCTATATCCTTATCAATAACTTTTCGTTTTAATAATTCGATAATTACCGAACTTGTTGCCAGTAAGTTTGGTGATGAGAGTATATTTTCATCTGAAGCGGTTAAATAAGCTACTTTAACGGACTTTTTGTTGTTTGGGTAGTGTACACCTTTACTTGGTAGTTCTACCACATCATAAGCAATTGTTGGATCTATTCTTGTCTCTTCCATATTCTTTTTTTATATATAATTATTACACTTTAAATTTTACTATCGTAACACCACTTTTCATCTGAATATCGAGATAAAACCGTTTCATTTTCTCACACAAATCTTCGTGAGAAGAAAACCCGTCATTTTTCACATCTTCCATGGAAATATCACTTACTTTACAATAAGTGACCATTACCACTTCTACATATTTCACCCTATTTTTATCTACACTCTCAAATATTAATTTACCTGCTTTTATATCACGATACCCCCGTCTTATTGTGACCATTTTACCTTCTGATAATTGATCAAACACATCTTCAGCTAATAATAATTTTTGCATAATTTCTTAATTTAAAGGCATAAAAAATCCCATATATAAAATATACGGGTTTTTATTAGTTTTATAAATAGTTTAGTAAACTTGAATACAACGATCCATTCTAAGGGACGCGTCGATAGTTGCTAAATCATCGCTATTGTAAGCTAAATCACCAAAATTAAGGTTTGTTAAAAATGTACCTTGAAGTATCCATTTTTCTACTACAACACCTGTTGGGTCTAATAATTCTAACTCGATATCCTTCTTATATCCAGCAGCATAACCCATTCTACCTGTAACAGACTCCGCATGTAAACGAAACCATTCCATAAGTGCTTGAGACGCTGAAGGTCCAATAGGATCCTTAAATTGAACTTTTATTTCCTCCCACACAAATCGACCAGCGACATATGTTGAGGTGTTTAGAAACGGAATTTCTACTGATGCAATAGTTGCACTCGGTCTGGCTGTTGATGTAACATACCATTCGTTAATCCCAAGACTTGAAGGAAATCTTAGTATAAACCAGTTTTTTCTTTTCGGTTCGTAGGGAACCGGCATCTTCATTAATAGATCTGCCATTGTATATCTTTTATTTTGGTTATTATTTGTTTACTATAAATATATTGATTTAGTAAAATATTGTTTTATTTGACCTTTTTTTCCAATTTACTTGTTTTTGTTAATTTTTTTATGTATTTTTCGGTCCAATCCTTACTAGAAAATATAGGTCCTCTTATACTACATTATACTAGAAAGAATACTAGAAAGCATACTGGATAATATACTAGATAAAAGGTACTAGTTTAAAAAGCTGCCAGAATGCTGCTAGAAAATATAGTACTAGAGACTTTATTCTAGTATAGATAAAAAAAGGGTAGAATTAATTTTCCACCCTTTCTCATTTTTATTTAATGTTTACACATTTTCAAATGAAGCTCCTGTTGGAGTAATAACAAACTCAACATCAATATATTCCAATGATCTAGTAGGCTTGATATATATCTTACCTCTTAGAGTATTAGTATCTATATCTTCTGGATCACTTGATACTACTAATCTGAAGTCATACAATCCTCTTTCTTTCTTGATTGCTTCTAAAATTGGATTTACTAACCTTGTAAATTCATTTCTAACTTCTTCATCATTTTGTTCGAATAGTAATCTAACTGCTACGGCTGATACAAGTTTTCTTGCTCTCAATAGTAATCTTCTTACATTCATTCTATCTAAGGCGGATTCTCTTACTTGAAGAGTTTTGTTACCCCAAATAATTGGACCTGTATCACTAAATGTCGCAATAGGATTAATTCTCATTTTATAAAGATTATCTCTCTCATCAAGTGTTAGTTTCTTCAACGCTTTTACAGCATTTACTAATCCTCTTGAGTATCCAGCTGTTGCGAACCAAGGATACGCAACATTGTCCGTCAATGCGATATTTCTCAATACTTCACCTGTTGGAGGAATAAATAATTGTGTAGAATTATCATTATCTCTAACTTGAATCCAAGGCCAGAATGTAGCTGAATAGTTACTATCCAATCCTATTGTATCCATCGCGTCAATTACTTCATCAGCAGTAGAATAATTAGGTGCTCCGATTATGTAAAGTGAATCCGCTCTATCGTTCTCGGTCATATCAATTGCTGCGTCTACTAAAGAAGACTGATCGTACCAGTTAATACCCGGAGTTGCGAATACATTAATATCAACAGCTTCAGGATTAGCGAAAGTTTCGATACCTGCAAGATATGCGTAATAGTCAGAATTACCTGAGTCAGGGTCGAATACTCCACCATTATCTGTGTCAGCATCACTATATGTAGTTTTACCATATATGTAACCATCACCGTAAGTCTTAGTAGTTCTGTAAATATCCCAACCATCATAACCACCACATACTGCGAAAGTGAATTTACGATAAGGTACTGTTGCTAGTAATCCTTTATCAGTACCTTCAAGGTCGTATGGAGTTGTGTCATACATGAAACCTGTAATAGTTCCACCTGTAATTGTTGATGCGTTAGTTGATAAGTGGAAACCTGTTGATGCGTAATCAGCGGCTACCCCTTTATATTTGAATAAATCGTTATCATAACCCATTTGAGTTGATAAACCTAACGATACTCTTTTAACTTTATCGGTTGCAATGTTGTCAGCCACACCATTTGTGTAAGTAACTACATCACCAGCAGTATAATAAGATGTTTTATATTGTAGATTACCTAAAGAAGCTAATCCAACGGTGTCAGCGGTAAAACCTTTGAAACCAGCAGGAATTGCATCAGTTGGATGGTCATCAACCATGTTTAACATGATATATTTTGATTTTAATTCATATGTAGTGTCAGATGTACCAACTTTTAATGCGATATACCCAGGTA